GAGAGTGAAGCAAACAGAAGATACCTTTATTTTGCTCAAAAGGCAGACATTGAAGGTGCACCAGATGTTGCATCAGTATTTAGAAGCACAGCAGAAGGTGAAACAGGACACGCACACGGACATCTAGAATATTTAGAAGAAGTGGGAGATCCTGCAACAGGTGAACCAATGGGTGAAACTGAAGACAATCTTAAATCAGCAGTGAAAGGTGAAGTGCATGAGTACACTGATATGTACCCAGGCATGGCAAGAACTGCTAGAGAAGAAGGTTTTGAAGAAATCGCAGATTGGTTTGAAACACTTGCAAAGGCTGAGAAGTCACACGCAGGTAAGTTTCAAAAAACACTAGACGCATATCTAGAAAGCAAATAATTATATCGGAGCGGCATCATGTCGCTCCATACAACCACACAAGGAGAACAAAATGGCAGGCAGAACATACGGTCCAGAAGAACAAGCAAAACTTAAAAGAATTATAGATGAAGGAGCCAACGTTCTTTCAGAAGTTGAAGATTTAAGTGGCGGATTAAAAGACACTGTGAAAGCAGTTGCAGAAGAATTAGAAATCAAACCAGCACTTATAAACAAGGCAATTAAGATTGCTCACAAAGGTGAATGGCACAAATATTCAGACGACTTTGATTCATTAGAAAACTTGATTATTGCAGTTGGTAAAGACCAATAGTCGTGTACAACTTATGAAGTATATGGTTGACATTGACAACACAATTTGTTATAATGAAAACAGTAACTATGTAGACAGTAAGCCAGACCTTGTTCGCATAGCGAAACTTAACGCACTGTACGATAAAGGCAACGAAATACATTATTGGACAGCACGAGGTGGTAATTCAGGCAAAGACTGGACTGAACTTACACATCAACAGTTAAAGGATTGGAATGTAAAGCACACTTCAATCACAATGAAAAAACCGGTGTACGATGTCTGGATAGATGACAGAGCCATAAATGCAACAGACTTTTTTGGCGGATATGAGTTGAGAACAACAGACGAAGGAATATGAGAATAGATTATAACATACATTTAGATTACTCAGACGTACTATTACAACCTAAAAGATCAACATTAAATTCAAGACGTGATGTAGATATCATGCGTGAGTTTAAATTTAAAAACAGTGGCAAGACTCTTTCATATGTGCCGATCATGGCATCGAACATGGATGGTGTTGGCACATTTTCAATGGCAAGAGTGCTACAAGAATTTAAAATGCTTACAGTAATTAGAAAGCATTACACTATAGATGATTGGAAAAACGCCGCAGGCACAGGATTAAAATTCAAATATGTTTCTGCCTGTGTTGGTACAGGAGCGATGTGGGACGAAAACGCACAGGACTATCAAACATTGAAACAAGTGATGTCTGCATTTCCTGACATTCCATGTATTACAGTTGATGTTGCCAATGCTTATCATGAATCATTTGTGGATTTTGTTACAAAAATTAGAGAGGAGTATCCGGAAAAAGTTATCATTGCAGGTAACGTTGTTACTCCTAACATGACAGAAGAATTAATTATTAAAGGTGCAGATATTGTCAAGGTAGGAATTGGACCTGGATCAGTTTGCACAACAAGAACGCAGACAGGAGTAGGTGTTCCACAATTTTCAGCGATCATGGAATGTTCAGATGCCGCAAATGGTGTGGGAGGACATATCATTGCAGACGGTGGATGCACTCAGCCAGGTGATGTTGCCAAAGCATTGAGTGGTGGTGCACATTTTGTCATGCTAGGTGGAATGTTAGCAGGACATGATGAATCAGAATTAGAGTTAAAAGATGGCAAGAGAGTGTTTTATGGTATGGCTTCACAGACAGCATTAAGCACACATGGACAAAGAAAAGACGGATACAGAGGCGTAGAAGGCAAAACAGTAACACTACAAGACAAAGGCTCAGTTAAAGAAACTGTTGAACAAATACTAGGTGGAGTCAGAAGCACTTGCACTTACATTGGAGCAAGACGAATCAAAGACATGCCTAAAGCGGCACACTTTGTAAGAGTCAACAATGTGATCAACAGAGTCTTTGATAGATTCGAAACAAAATAATTATGGAAAAAGTAAACACAGGCAACAACCTAAAATGGTTAGCAACAGCAATTTTAATTATAGGCACATTCGTAAATGCGGGATTTCCTGAACTATATCCTGCAGGTCCACTGCTTCTGGCAATGGGCGGAATAGTTTGGTTAATAGTATCCATTCTTTGGAAAGAACCGGCACTGATTGTAACAAATTTAGTATTGACAGCAATGGGTTTCGGAGGTATACTATTATATTATATAAAGTAAGGCAATATCAGCCACAATTGATTTTAGGTATTTTGTCAGCCACAAATGACAAAAAGGAGAACAAATGAGTTACATAGACGGATACTTTGACAGAAATTCTGATATTATAAGAATTGTTGAAAGACAAAACAAAGAAAGAGTATTCAAAGAATATCCAATCAAATACACATTCTATCACGAAGATCCAGGTGGCAAATACAAGAGTACTACAGGTAAGCCTTTAAACAGAATCGTATCTAAGAACACAAAAGATTTTCATAAAGAACTTGCAATCAATAGAAATAAAACTTTATTCGAATCAGACATAAATCCAATCTTTCAATGTTTAAGTGAAAATTATCTTAATCAAAATGCACCCGATTTAAATATAGCATTCTTTGATATTGAAGCAGACTTTGATCCTGAAAAAGGATTCAGTCAACCTAGTGATCCATTTATGCCAATCACAGCAATCACAGTTTCATTGCAATGGTTAAACACTATGGTTACGTTTGCTATACCTCCTAAAACAATGGGTATAGAAGAAGCAAAAGAATTAACAAAAGGCATAGAGAATGTGTATCTTTATAAAGATGAAGCAGATATGCTTAAAGCATTTTTAGATATCATCCAAGATGCTGATGTAATATCAGGATGGAATTCAGAAGGTTATGACTTGCCATACATCATAAACAGAATTAAAAAGGTAATGAGTAAAGATGACACAAGACGTTTGTGTTTATGGAAACAGATGCCAAAGAAAAGAACTTTTGAAAGATATGGTAGAGAACAGGAAACTTATGACCTAGTGGGCAGAGTGCATTTAGATTCATTAGAACTTTATAGAAAATACACCTATGAAGAAAGACATTCGTACAGGTTAGATGCTATAGGTGAACATGAAATAGGTGAAAGAAAAACTGTGTATGAAGGTAGTTTGGATCAACTTTATAATCAAGACTTCAGAACATTTATAGAATACAACAGACAAGATACTGCGTTGTTAGACAAATTGGATCGTAAACTTAGATTCATAGCACTTTCAAATGAATTAGCACACGCCAACACTGTGTTACTTCAAACAACACTAGGAGCAGTGGCAGTAACAGAACAAGCAATTATAAATGAAGCACATAGACGAGGAGTGCAAGTTCCTAATAGACCAAAACGAGATGAAGATTCTACAACAGCCGCAGGTGCATATGTGGCATATCCAAGAAAAGGTTTACACAGTTGGATAGGTTCGATGGATATTAATTCACTGTATCCATCTGTGATTAGAGCCTTGAACATGGCTCCAGAATGTGTGATGGGACAATTGAGACCAACATACACAGACGAATACATCGAAGAACAAATGACATTGCAGAAGAAGTCATTTGCTGGTGCTTGGGAAAATCATTTTGGATCATTGGAATATGATGCTGTGATGGATAAAAGAAAAGATATCAGTATTAATGTAGATTGGGAAGATGGTAAATCAGATGTAATGAGTGGTGCTGAAATTTACAAGATGGTATTTGACAGCAACAATCCTATGATGATCAGTGCAAATGGAACAATATTTACAAGTGAGTTTGAAGGTGTAATACCTGGACTACTTGCTCGTTGGTACAAAGAAAGAAAAGAAATGCAGGCAATGTTGAAAAAAGCCAAAGAGGCAAAGAATGATGCAGAGATTGAATTTTGGGATAAACGACAGTTGGTTAAGAAGATTAACTTGAACAGTTTGTATGGTGCTATTCTAAATCCTGGTTGTAGATTCTTTGACAAACGTATTGGACAATCAACAACACTGTCGGGCAGACAGATATCCAAACACATGGCATCCAAGATCAATGAAGTAATAACAGGCGAATACAATCATGTTGGTAAAGCAATGATATATGGTGATACAGATTCAGCATACTTTTCAGCATATGAAGTATTGAAAAAAGAAATAGACGAAGGAAAAATTCCTTGGACTAAAGAAAGTGTTGTGAAACTGTATGATCAAGTGGCAGGTGAAGTGAACAATTCATTTAAAAAGTTTATGGGACAAGCATTTCATTGTATGAGATCAAGAGCAGAAGTTATTCAAGCAGGTAGAGAAAGTGTGGCAACATCAGGTTTGTTTATTACAAAGAAAAGATATGCCATATTGATATATGACTTAGAAGGATTTAGAACTGATCAAGAAGGCAAAAGTGGAAAAATTAAAGCAATGGGATTAGATTTAAAAAGATCAGATACACCTGTTTACATTCAAAATTTTTTATCTGAATTATTATTAATGGTGCTGAACAATAACACAGAAGAACAAGTGTTGGATAAAATCACACAATTCAGAAATGAATTTAAAACTAGACCTGGCTGGGAGAAAGGATCTCCACGTAGAGCAAACAACATAGGCGAATATGCTAAAAAAGAAGCACGTCAAGGTAAAGCAAATATGCCTGGACACGTTAGAGCAAGTATCAACTGGAACACACTTAAACGTATGAACAGCGACAAGTATTCACAAGAAATTATGGATGGCATGAAAGTAATTGTATGTAAATTGAAAAAGAATCCATTGGACTTTACTAGTGTTGCATATCCTGTAGACGAATTGCATATTCCACAATGGTTTAAAGAATTGCCATTTGATGATGCTACAATGGAAAGCACAATAATTGATAACAAATTAGGCAACTTGCTTGGAGTATTAGGTTGGGATATCAAGTCAACTGAAAGCAAAAATACATTTAACAACCTATTTGATTTTGGAGGATAGATGGCTATACACGGAATGATAGATTTAGAAACATTGAGCACCAGACCAGATGCTACTGTATTGACATTGGGTGCTATAAAGTTTGATCCTTACACAGATTCAGAACCACACGCAGGATTGTACCTACGAGTAGATGTAGATGAACAAAGTGAATTAAGTCGACACGTTGATGAAGGCACTTTAGAATGGTGGGGTCGACAAGATGAAAAAATTAGAGATGAAGCACTAGGAGATGAAGATAGAGTTTCATTAAACAGTATGGTAAAACAATTAAACAAATGGTGTGTAGGCATAGACGAATTATGGTGCCAAGGTCCACTTTTTGATTACGCCATATTACAGAATTTGTATGCTCAATTGGGACAACCGGTCCCATGGAACTATTGGCAAATTAGAGATTCAAGAACTCTATTCAATATGTTACCAAAAGATCCAAGAAAAGACATACAAATGTCACTACACAACGCATTGGCTGATTGTTATTTTCAAGCCAAAAGTGTGCAGAAGGCTTATAAACATTTTGGAGTGAAATCAAGATGGAACAATTAGTCATTGACTTTTCGTCAAAACCTAAATATAATGTAATAAACAGGAGAATAATAATATGAAAGACATCTTACAAGACATCGTTGCACATACACACTCGCTAGGATTTCTTAGCCTTGTAAAAGTAAGCAATGAAGAACAAACAAAAATAGAAAGTATGGCTGAAGACAGATCAGTTATTCTTTCAGCAAACACAAATAATAAAGTAAATGAATTTGATGGTGTATTTGGTATGCCTAATTTAGACAAATTGGCTTTGCACTTGAAATGTCCAGAGTATCAAAAAGAAGCAAAGATCGAAGTTAAGTCAGCAGAGAGAAATGGCAAAACTATTCCAACGCATATTCACTTTGAAAATGCAGGCGGTGATTTTAAAAATGATTACAGATTTATGAGTACTGAAATTATTAATGAAAAATTAAAATCTGTTAAATTTAAAGGATCCAATTGGGATATTGATTTTGAACCTAAACTTGCGGCAATACAAAGATTAAAATTACAAGCGGCGGCACACGTTGAAGAAACTGTGTTTACTGTGAAGACAGAAAATAATGCATTGATGTTTTATTTTGGTGATGCTAATTCACACGCAGGATCATTTGTATTTCAATCTGATATAACAGGTGAATTAAAAAACACTTGGAGTTGGCCGATACAACAAGTAATCAGTATTTTAAGTCTTGATGGGAAAGTTAAAATGAGTATTTCTGATCAAGGAGCAATGCAGATAACAGTTGATAGTGGAATTGGTGAATACAATTACATACTACCAGCACAGACAAAATAATATGCAAAAAAAGAAAAAACCAGGCATAATAGATAGAATAGGTAAAATGCATTCTAAAGTTTTTACCTATGTGAGTAAAAAAGCAAAAACATCTAGACTTTGGGCTATACTACTGACAGTTCTTGTGATCTATGAATTGATAGAACACTTGATATATCCTTGGTTAGTTCCACTTTTAGCAATTAAGGCATTTGGATAATATGGATAAGAAAATCATACCCACTGACAACCTAACTGAAAAGCAAAAAGACTACGCAACATTTTTGCCAGCATTAAGCAGTTTTTATGCTAGGGATCTTGGTAAAGCAAGACATCAAGAAGACTATATAAAACCTGAAAGAGTGCCTCAAAACTTTGAACATGGTGTTGAAGGAATGAATTACATGAGTTCCAAAGACACTTATTTCTATTACAAGTGGCATCTATATTCGGCGGGTCATGCTGATTTAAACATGGATCATTTTTCTGTAAGAGATGATATAATCAGAAACAGAGACAGAAAAGACAATTGGGTATTAGGTGATTCAGGGGGATTTCAGATAGGTAAAGGTGTTTGGGAAGGCGATTGGAAAGATCCTAATTGCCCTAAAGCCAAAAAGAAACGTGAACAGGTGTTGGCGTTTATGGATGGTAACATGGACTATGGTATGATATTGGATATACCTGCTTGGGTATCTCGTTCTCCTGCGGGTGCGGCGGCAAGTAAAATCAGTTCATATCAAGAAGCAGTTGATGGCACAAAAATTAACAATGACTATTTTATGAAAAATCGTAATGGTAATTGTAAGTTCTTAAATGTATTACAAGGTGAAAACTTTCAACAAGCAGATGATTGGTACACACAGATGAAACACTATTGTGATCCTAAACAATTTCCTAGCACACATTTTAATGGTTGGGCAATGGGTGGTCAAAATATGTGTGATATACACTTGGCATTGAAACGTTTGGTTGCTTTGAGATTTGATGGATTATTGGAAAAGGGTGTGCATGATGTTATGCACTTCTTAGGTACAAGTAAATTAGAGTGGGCAGTGTTGCTGACAGACGTTCAGAGAGCGATTAGAAAGTATCATAATGAGAACTTTATGATCACATTTGATTGTGCTTCACCGTTCCTAGCCAGTGCTAATGGACAAATTTATACAGATATTGAAATTGAAGACAAAAAGAAATGGACTTATAGAATGCAACCTAGTGTTGACAACAAGGATTTTTCATCTGAAACAAAATTGTTTAGAGAGGCTGTGTTAGAAAAAGGCATCTTTAATAATTTCATGGACAGTGCAATCAGCAAAAGACTGATGCTGAAAGACATCACTTGTTACAAGCCAGGTGATCTAAACAAAATGGGCAACGAAGGTAAAACTTCTTGGGATTCATTCAGTTACACATTACAAATGGCACACAATGTTTGGACACACATTTCAGCAGTACAAGAAGCAAATCGTCAATACGATGCAGGATTAAATCCTAAAATGTTAGTGGAAGAAAAATTTGACAGAGTTGCTTTTAAAGATATTGTGAATGCTGTGTTTGCCACAAGCAGTAGAGATGAAGCAAATGCAGTAGTAGAAGAGTTTTCCAGATTCTGGATGTCAATTATTGGCACTAGAGGAGCAACAGGTAAAAAGACTGTGAATGCAAGTACACAGTTTTCTAACTTATTTGAGGAGGCATAATATGGTACAACCAAAAGAAAGTAAAACATCAAGACACTTTAAATTTAGTATAGCAAAGAGTGGAATACGATTTGTTGGATACGGCTTAATGGCATTTTCTGGAATCAATATTATTGCGTTAGCAGGCATTTTGTTGATAGGTGCAGAGGTGTTAGGAATAATGGAGGAGATGTAAAATGGCAAATAAAAGTAAAAAAGTAAAAGCAATAGAAAAAGAGTACCACTGGTACAAAGGCAAAGTAGATGAAATGGAATCTGAACGTTCATATGACAGATCATGGGACGGGAAAGAATTGCTTTTAAAATTTAAAAAAATGAAACTGTTTTTAAAAACACAGTTGAAGAAAATGCAGGAAACATTACAATAATGAAAAGTTTGGTTGTTGGGTTAGGGTTCGGACAGTTATACGTTGACATTCTAAAAAGAATGGGGCATGAAGTGATCACTGTTGATATAAATCCTGATGCTAATGGAGACTTTACTGAACTCACCACAGCCATAAGTGCTCATGCACCATTTGACACTGCTCATATTTGTGTGCCTAATCATTTGCATTACAAGACAGCATTAAAATTAGCAGAACACACAAAGATTGTGTTTGTAGAAAAGCCAGGAGTTGAAACAATCAATCACTGGAGATTGCTTACGAACCTAAATAAGTCCACAAGATTTATGATGACAAAGAACAATCAATGGAGAAATAATATAAAAGATATCACAAAAAATTGTGAAGCAAGTGATTTGATACAGATTAATTGGGTTAATAAAAATAGAATTCCTGGACCAGGAACATGGTTTACAGATAAGAGCAAAGCATTTGGAGGAGTGAGCAGAGATCTATTACCTCACTTGATGAGTATAATGATGTCTGTGAACAAGAACACTTATCAAGATTTTAAAGTTAAAAAATATCATACAGAGCAAAGATGGAACTTGTCGGATTGTACAGGTACAGATTATGGTGTTGTTAATGAAAATGGAGTTTATGATGTGGATGATTCAGCCACTATGGAATTGACAGATGGTAACAAAACCTATATACTGTATGCTAATTGGAAAAATAACTTACACGATGATATGGCTATACATTTTTACAAAGACGGAGAATCGCATTTAGAATCAATATCTTTAGGATTATGTCCAGAACAAGCATATGAAGAAATGATTAAAAACAGTTTGATACATCTAGAAGATGATATGTTTTGGAACAACCAACTAGAACAAGATTTATACATACAGGAAAAAATTAATGACGAAAGTAAAGATATTATACACTGAAGGCAAAGGCGAATTCAAAGAAGGTGAATTTGATGTTCCCGATATCATGCCTAATCAAATAAGAGTAAAAAGTATTTTTACTGGCGTATGTAGAAGCGATATTGATATGATGAACGGCGACTTTGGTCCACTTCCTATGAATATGCAAGGTCATGAAGGTTTAGGTGAAGTATTAGAAATAGGCAAGGACGTAAAAGATGTCAACATTGGAGACTATGTTGCAACACGAGGCGAGCCTGCATATGCTGATCAGTACAATGCAGACATAGGAACTTATGTAAATGTTCCAGAGGCAGACCCTAAATACATTATAGAACCAGTTGCTTGTGGTTTGAATGTGGTAATGCAAGAAGAACATCAATTTGAAAAACGTAACAGTAAAGAATCAAGAATTGCTATTATAGGCAGTGGATTTTTAAGTTGGGTTGTGTATCAATATCTAAATGCAAATTATTTCTTTCAAATAGATGTAATAGGCAGTCATAACAAAGAACGTTGGGGCGATAATTTGAAAAACTCATTTGAAGGGACATACGACATTGTGATAGATTTAAACACAAGAGACGAAGTGTTTGTGAGAGATATCATAAAACCACAAGGATTGATTGTGCTTGGAGCAGAAAAAACAAATAAAATCACAACATCATTCAGTAAACTGTTGTGGAATGCTGTTACAGTGATTTTTCCAAGTCCGAGACAAAAAGACTTTCATAGATGCATGAAGATGGCAGTAAACATGATTGAAAAAGGTGCTTTAAACATAGACAAATTTTGGAGCATGGGGTATGATAGAAAAACTGAATGGCAAGATGCTTTTAAAGAAGGCAATCAAAGAATGCCAGGATACAGCAGAGGATACATAGAATGGCTTTAGACACAGCAAAAAGAAAACAGGTAATATACTTCACAGGCACAGAGATTGAAAACACAATAGCAAAAGGCTGGCAAACATTGTTTGTGGTTGGTACACGTCCAGTAGATGAAATTGCAAAATTGGCAACACAACATAATGCAAAACACATTTACTTTGGAACAAGTCAAAGTTTTGTGATTAATACCCCAGAAGATTTGAAACCATGGCACGAAATGATCCAGTCATTGTTAGACAAAGATTTTTGGGTTACACTTGATTTTGGTATAGAATATATGGAAACTGTTACAAGCACAGGTTTAATGAGTTATAAAAAGTTTATTCCAATGATAAGTGCCAAAATTCCCAACATCTACAAAGTAAATGGTAATGCTACTCTTAAAATAGATGATGTGACGTGGGGACATTCAAACACAGGTGTTTGGAGCAGGAATCTTAATGAAATTACAAAAGATATGCACTATACAGATTGGAAAGAATATGTGGGGGACACAGTAATTGACGTTGACACAGACGAATAAAATTGCTATAATTAATTATGAATAAAAAAACATTTATATGGGTAACATTTAAAAAAGAAGGCATTCACAAATATCCTGCGGCATTGGATGATCCAAAGTTAGCAACAGGTGATGAATATGATGTATCATTTTTAGGATATCCTCACAGACATATATTTCATTTTAAAGTAGAAATAGAAGTATTTCACGATGATCGAGACATCGAATTTATTCAATTCAAAAGATGGTTAGAAAAACTGTATGCAGAAAAAACTTTACAGTTAGATTATAAATCTTGCGAAATGATAAGTGATGATCTATATGAAACAATTACTAAAAGATATCCAGGTAGAGAGATTATCATCAACGTTAGCGAAGATGGTGAGAATGGTAGTGAGACCATCTACCATGTTGAGGACTAGTCCTTGACATACGTGTTCGGCATTATTGCTTTTGTTTGTCTGATAGGGTATAGTATTACTATGCCTCATCCATTGACAGGCAATGGCAATGAAATGCTGAGTGACATTTTCTTTATGTCATTCATAGCATTTGCCGGATTAAGTTTTATTTTTAATATGAAAGACCAATGACAGTTTATATTGTAGATTTAGAAGCAGTTGACACAAGGTACACGAAAGAGTGGAAGTACAATCTTCCTAAACAACTCAAACGTGCTACTAATTCAGATGTTGTATCTATCAGTGGTGGCGATACTCCACAAGCAACTACACCTGGAGCATTTTTAAACTTTGGTGGTACTAATGTTTACAAAGCCAATCAAATGCAACAAATAGGTAAACTGTTCTGCGATGGCAAAATAAAAGATGGCGATTACTTCTTGTACACAGACGCATGGAATCCAACAGTACTACAATTGAAGTATATGGCAGAACTGTTAAAAGTAAAAATTAAAATAGGTGGTATGTGGCACGCCGGTTCATATGATCCACAAGACTTCTTAGGTAGACTGATTGGAGATAAACCTTGGGTAAGAAACACAGAACAGGCAATGTTTGATGTGTTTGATAATAATTTTTATGCCACAGACTTTCATATTGATTTATTCTGTGAAACATTTACAAAAGCAGAACAGTATGTAGGTTTAAATGCTCCAAAAGGTAACAAGGTATGTAGAGTAGGTTGGCCCATGGAGTACATGGAACACACTTTGGATATNTATCAGAACATGGATAAGAAAAATATTATTCTTTTTCCGCACAGATTGGCTCCTGAAAAGCAACCTGCTATATTTCAAGATTTAAAAAATTCTTTACCACAATATGAATTTATTACGTGTCAAGAAAAGCCTTTAACTAAAAATGAATATCACAACTTAATAGGTCAAGCAAAATTAATGTTCTCTGCTAATTTACAGGAAACATTAGGTATCAGTTGGTATGAAGGTGCTATACTTGGAGTTATTCCAATGATGCCTGATAGATTGAGTTATAAAGAAATGGCACTAAATGAATTCTTATATCCAAGCGATTGGACCGAGAATATGGAAACTTACAAAAAAAATAAAAAACAGTTAATGGCAAAGATTGAAGACTACATGGAAAATTATTCAAAATATGCTCCTGCTGTTTTAAAACAAAAAACAAAACTGAGAGATCAATATTTTTCAGGTAACAAACTATATGGAGTAGTATCAAATGGCTAAAAAAGGTTTATCATCACCAGTACCACAAAATCATCTAGCATCTAATGGTGTGTATGTTTTAATGGAAGAAATTACAATGGAGTCTTGTAGAAATTGTTTAACTTGGATTATGAATCATAATCTAGCAGAAACAAGACTTCCACAATTAACTTTAATTATTAATTCACCAGGTGGCGATGTTCACGCCGCATTTGCATTAATTGACACAATGAAAGCAAGTACTATACCAATTAAAACTGTGGGATTAGGATTAATTGCTTCGTGTGGATTTTTATTATTCATAGCAGGGAAAAAAGGTTCAAGAATATTAACACCTAACACTGCAATACTATCACACCAATACAGTTGGGGCAGTGCAGGAAAAGAACATGAACTGTATGCAAGAGTAAAAGAGTTTGAATTGAGTACAAACAGAATGATTGAACACTACAAAAAATGTATTGGTATGAGCGAGAAGCAAATAAGAGAAATTTTACTTCCACCGCAAGACGTTTGGTTATCTGCCAAAGAAGCAAAGAGACTTAAAATTTGTGACAAAGTAGAAGAGTTATACTAATGCGTGAAGACTTGATGGTGCAACAACAAGTTTCAAACACTTGGCAACACATGGTGGGTGTTATTTGCTTGAATCAAACTAATCGTAAACAAGTCAAAGCAGTACTGCCTAAACTGTTTAAAAAATGGGCAACACATACAGAACTTCTCAGTTCTGCAAACATTTCTGATCTTGAGAAAATACTCAAGCCATTAGGAATGCAAAAAAAGAAAGCAGAAAGAATATACAGAATGAGTCAACAATTTAGCGGTTGGAACGGTGATGATGCCACAGAGTTATACGGCATAGGCAAATACGGTTCAGACAGTTATAGATTGTTTTATAAAAATGAAGTACCAACGAATGTTGGTGATCATGAACTTAACAGATATATCATAGAGGAGTTAAATTTATATGGCGAGTAAAAAAGATAAAGACGAAGTTAAAGAAGTATGGAGTGTGAGTGAAGATTCAATTACAGGAGGTTGGGCACCACAGGCAGAAAATTATACAGTTTCTTATGAAACAGAACCTATGGGAGTAACACATGGCACATTAGATTCCACGTATTCAGGACCAATTGACTTTGGAGCAGATGCAGGTAAAGGGTTTGAAAATATGACATTTAAGGATTACTTACCTGGGAAACCTTTTGAAGATACAGTACCAACTTTAGAAACTATAGATAAAGTATGTGAAGATTATCCTTCATTACAAATAGCATACGAAAAGTTTAAGAACGTTTGGAGAATCTGTTACACAGATTACTGTTCTAAAAACCCAGATGAGGAGAACTATTAATGGACAATAAAGTTTATTTTACAATGATACAGATTCGAAACGGTATGGATAAAATCTGTGAGCAAATGGGTAAAGATGGATTTGAACCTGACCTTGTTATGGGTATTAACAGAGGTGGATGTATTCCGGGTGTGTATATGAGTCATCGATTACATATACCACATGAAGCATTGGATGTTAGATTGAGAGATCATAAAGCAAAACCAGATTTACGTAATCTAGAAAAAGCCTATGCATTTCAAAAAAAAATATTGATAATAGACGACATCAATGATTCTGGTAATACATTCAAATTCATTCGTGAAAATTTTGGTGGAGAAGATAGAGTAAAAACAGCCGCAATCATACACAATGAGCCAAGCAAGTTTGACACATTAGATTATTGGTGCTATAATATAAACAAAGAGGAAAATCCGCAGTGGATTGTATTTCCTTGGGAACAGTGGTAATGATAAAAGTAGACACATTAGAAAAAGCAAGAGAAGATGGCAGAGCACCTTGGACAGACGTTGTGTATGATTTTAAAGATATGATGTGGTACAATGACGGATATCCAGTTACAGAAGGACATTCTTTGATAGTGCCTAAAGAAGCAACACAAGAAAGACTTATTAGATGTGTTGAACTTGCAATTAAAATAGGCAATGATAATGTTGCCAAAGGTGTTGTTGACGGATACAATGTTGGGATCAATGTTGGTGAAGCGGCAGGACAAACTGTGATGTATCCACACGTTCATCTTATTCCTAGGAAAAAAGGTGATTGTGAAAATCCCAAAGGTGGTGTAAGGAATGTTATACCAGGCAAAGGGGATTACACAAAAAATGAATAATGAACCATTTATCAAAGTTTATGATGATTTAATACCTGCTTATTTGCAAGATCATCTTGAGTTGATTACATTAGGTGTTAAGAGCAAAGGTGAAGAGTTTATTGACCCCAGTGTTGATTTTAAATGCAAATATGAAATAACTGCTAAAGAAACAAATCAACCGCCATTAAGTTTTGTACATTTGCTTAAATCACATACATCGATCAGTAAACACCTTGACAATTTCGGAATGGTGGCTCAGGCTTTGTGCAATGTAAATGATTTAATATTGCAAAATATTATGTTAGCAAGAGTGTTTATCACAGTGCCACACCAAACAGATTTAAAACATTATGCACCTCACATTGATATAGAAGTTGAACACATGGTTGTGATTTATTTTATTAATGATGCTGATGGTGACACAGTATTTTTTGACAATGATGGAAAAATTATAAAATCAGTTGAACCAAGAAAAGGTAGAGCAATTATCTTTGATGGTAAAATAAAGCATGGAGGCGGTATTCCTAAAAACGGCCCACGTTGTATTGCAAACTTTGATTTAAAGGTAAAACAATGAGTAGAACACTTTTTATAGGCGATAGCCACACAGTAGGATATAAGACTATTGAAGGTCAGATTGGACCTGGCAGTTTTACATTCTGGAACGATAATAATTACGCAGTAAAATATTCTGAAATACATGAAAAGGATATCGTAATTTATGCTCAACCAGGAGCAACCAATAACTTATATACAACCTGGTTGGCTAATATGTTTTCTAAATACAATGATATAGATGAAGTGTTTATTTGTTTGGCTCCGTTGAATAGAATTGAATTAAGTTTCGATCCAAACTTAGAATATGAAGCAGGTCCGTTAGATCAATTTACATATGAACATCCGGAATCAACTGAGAATGTTAGAAAATTTTCTGATCAACCTATTGCTGGAAGCACTGTGCAGATATTACAGAAGCCTGTGGGAGATGATTATAAAAAAATACCAAGTATTGGCTTTTCAGCAGAACAAGGATTGACTTCACCTGATTTGAGAAAAGACTCTTATATGTCTGTAAAACTATTTTATGAATGTAACACAATAATAGAAAAAAGAGAATTTCTTAAAAATATGTATATGTGGGATAAGATGTGTACAGAAAACAACACAAAGTTGTATGTGTTTAATTTTAGATCCAGAGGCGTATGGCCCAGTGAAACAGATTATTTTGGTAAGATTGATACCATGAAAAGAGCCAACCAGAGTGTGGAACAACATCTAAATACATTAGGGCACAAAGCAGAAGATTATTTTATTGAAGACAAAGAACATTTTAATAATCAATATCATAATTTAATAGCAACAGAATATTTGAAATGGCTAAAAGAATATTAATAGCAGGCGACAGTTTTGGTTGTGAATGGCCCAACGGTGAAGGCATTGGATGGCCTTTGATTCTATCTGAAACCCATGCTGTAAACAACGTGGCTCAGGCTGGAGTGGGAGAATACAAAATATTAAAACAACTGCACGATTTAAGTGCCCGTGATTCTTATTGGGTAAACAATTACGATTGCGTGATTGTGTGTCATACAAGTCCTAGCAGAATACACACACCCAAACATCCTGTACACAAACAAGGTTTACATGCAGATTGTGATTTAATATATTCAGACATTACCAACAAGTTTGATTGGTTCAATCCTAGATTGAAAACTGCGAAAAATTGGTTTTATCATCATTATGACGATGACTACCAAAAAGATCTATATCAAATATTACGTGAAGAAATAAACAGATATGTTACAATTCCATATTTGGCTGTGGATAATTTTAGTATCAGTAACCAATTTGCTAAAGAAACACACACATTGGATTTAACAGATATTTGGCCCGAACACCGAGGCGAAGTCAATCACTATACCAAAGAAGGCAACCAAATTGTACTTAAACAAATCATTGACAAATTGGATAAAATTTGTTAATATTAATAATATAAAAATAGGAGAAAAACAATGGCAAGTAGACAACACATATATGACGCAATGGTGGCACACGCCAAAGGACATATAGAAAAACACGCAACAAATGTGCAAATCTATATGGAAAAGGCTGTGGGAATTGGTGAACACGGAGACATTCTTGAAACTATAGAAAAAGAATTAAAAGTGATTGCTGAATATCATGATCAGTTAGAAGTTTTAGAAAAATATATCAAGAGGGACTAATGAAAGCATCAGAACGAATAAGACAAAGGCTGAAGGAAAAAGATATTAGATTTCACAGTAATGATAATATCGCTGATTTTATAGAACAAGGTGAACTGGAAGAACTTCAAAAAGAAGTTGAAGAAAATTTTGCAGGAGTTCTTGATGCATTGGTGATTGATACTGAAAATGATCACAACACAAAAGAAACTGCAAGACGTGTTGCTAAAATGTACATAAAAGAAATATTTGGTGGTAGATTTGTTCAACCGCCTAAAGTTACTTCTTTTCCTAATATGGGATATAGAAGTTTATACACTAGCGGTCCGATTAGTGTTAAGTCTACGTGTGCTCACCATTTTCAGAACATTGTAGGAAAATGTTGGGTTGGTGTATTGCCGGAGAAGGAAGTAATAGGACTTTCTAAATTTAATAGAATAGTTCATCATATTGCAGAACGTCCGCAGATACAAGAAGAGATGACAACACAGATTGCAGAAGCATTACAGAAATATGCAAAAACTCCTAACGTGGCTGTATTGATAAAAGCAGAACATCATTGTATGACACACAGAGGTGTAAGAGAACATGAATCAGATATGACAACTGCTATCATGCTAGGTGCATTTGATAGCCATGCTCCACTTAAGAAAGAGTTTTATGATATTTGTATGAGTATGAAGGGTCATGAGTAAACTTAGATATTCAGAAGCATTTTATTCCATACAGGGC